ATCGAACAGATGTATGAGGAGATAGAAGAAGAAGGAATTATATTTGGAAACAATAAAATGTTTGGTAGTGCTCAAGCTTTATTTTTAGTCAAAAGAAACTACATACCATTAATGATCAAGCAACTCGCAGAAAAGCGAGATTCTGAAGTGTTACCTGAAATTAAATTTAAGCAGTTAAAACACTCAAAAAAGTTTTCATTTGGGTATGACAGAGATAGACCATATAATAAATCAGATAAGTGTTTTTACATACAGCAATTGACGGAAGTTGAACTAAACGATTTACAAGAATATAAATTAATATGAAACTACAACATTTTTATAAAAACATTGAGGGATGGTTTGATTTTCCTAAATTGTATACTCACGCTGTACAATCTTTTTCTTCAGACTCTCATTTTGTAGAAGTTGGTTCATGGATGGGACAAAGTGCATCTTTCTTAGCTGTAGAAATTAACAATTCAAATAAATTAATCAAGCTCGATTGTGTTGATACTTGGGAAGGAAGTGCTGAACATTCAGATGTTGCTGAAGTCAAGGCAAATTCATTATTTGATACGTTTCTTAATAACATTAAGCCCGTTAATCAAATTATAAATCCAATTAAACTCACTTCATTAGAAGCATCTAAATTATATACAGATAATAGTTTGGATTTTGTTTTTTTGGATGCTTCTCACGATTATGATAACGTGAAGCTAGACGTGATGTGTTGGTACCCAAAGGTTAAACAGGGTGGGATTTTAGCTGGACACGACTACAATGGGGCTTGGCCTGGAGTAATTAAAGCAGTAAATGAGTTTGCATTGAAATACAAATATACTATTAGAACGAGCGATGTTTCTTGTTGGAGTATAGTTAAAGCATCCACACAACAATAATTGTGAAATGAGTATTTTGTCAATTGCTTGACAAAATTTTTTAACGTAGTATCCTATTGACTAATGCGGTTTATTACTTTTAAAAGACTTCAAGGGCAAAATTTTCTATCATTCGGGGATGTGCCGGTTTGCATAGACTTGTGCTCAGGAGTTAATACGATAATTGGAACTAATTTTGACAAAGAAGATTCCAAAAATGGAGCTGGGAAATCCAGCATTACGGAACTTTTGTATTATTGCTTGTATGGAACGACTCTAAGAGAAATATCAAAAGATAACATTCAAAATAGCGTAACTCAAAAGAAAATGGAGGTCGCTCTTGAATTTAGTGTAACTTCCAATGGAATAGTTGACTTATACACTATAACAAGAAAGCTGAATCCAACAAAATGTCAGATTGTTAAAAACAATGAGGATATTACTAGATCAACTTTAGCAAAGACTAATGAGTTAATTCAGTCAATACTTCATACCTCTGCAACTGTTTTTCAGAATTCTGTCATAATGGCTGCAAACTCTACTCTTCCGTTCATGGCATTATCCAAAGTAGACAAAAGAAAATTTATTGAAAGTATTTTGGGACTAGAAGTGTTTTCTGCAATGGTTTTAAGAGCTAGAGATGATTACAATAGCAGCAAAAAAGAATATGAAATAGAATATTCATTGTTAGAACAAATGCAATCTGAGTTAGCGTTCAACAACGCTCAATTAAACAACTACGAACGAATAAAAGAAGACAGAATTAATAAATTAGATGAAAAGAGGGTATGCATTTCTAAAGAAATTGTATCTGCAAATAAATTAATACATGCAAATTTAAAGGATTCTTCGGAAGTAGAACAGTTAATTTTAACTTTTAACAAAAATATTGATGAATTGCAAGAAAAGAAGGCTGCAACACTTTCCAAATCAATTAAAGCAGAATCTGAGTCAAAATCATTAAACAGACAAATAGAGCGAATAAATCAAAATAAAGATAACTGTCCTACATGCAATAGAGTCTACTCTGAAGAACACATTACACATGCTAATGAATCTCTTTCAAAGCTTAATAGTAATTTGTTTTTATACAATCAAGCGATTAGTAAATTAAACAAAGAATTGATCTCTATCAAACAAGGCTTGAGAATTTTAGAACAAAACAAAGAAAATGCTCAAAATGATTTAAATGTAATTAATAACTTCAAATCTGCTAATGAATTAGTTTCAGCAAAACTGGAACATCTGCAATCAAACTTAAATGACATTCTTAAAGAAATCGATTCAATTAAACAAGAACAAAACGATGGACTAAAACAAAAAATTGATGAACTTTTAATTACAATTGAGTCCAAAAACAAAAACGTTAATACTTTAAATAATACGTTAAATGTTTTAGAATCTGTTAAATTTGTATTATCAGAAGAGGGTATTAAATCTTTCATTGTAAAAAAAATATTAACAATTCTTAATGATAGAATGGCATTATATTTAAAAAAGCTTGAAGCAAATTGTTTGTGTAAATTTAATGAATTTTTTGAGGAAGAGATAATAGATGAAAAGAAATCTCAAAAGTCATATTTTAATTTTTCAGGAGGAGAAAGAAAGAGAATAGATTTGGCTTGTTTGTTTGCATTTGCTGATATTCGCAGACTACAAGGGGATGTCAATTTTAGCACAATTTTTTATGATGAGCTTTTTGATTCTTCGTTGGACGATAGAGGAGTAAACTTAACAATAAAAATATTACAAGACCGCTTTTTAGAATGTGAAGAGTCTTGTTATATTATTACTCACAGAGGACTTCACGGTACGTTTAAAGCTAATCACACAATCCATGTAGTAAAACATAACGGAATATCATCTATTTCTAAAAATACTCCAGATAGATATTTACAAAAATCAGTTTAAATACGTTTATGAATTCAATCGTCCAGTATGGAATAAAACAAGTTATAGGAGCTCCTGTTGGAATTCCGTTGGGAACCCCAATTGGAGGACACTCGTATGTTGCTCCTAATTCTCATCAACCTCCGGCCATTCCTGGTTCGGGACTCAAGCGGGCAATGAATTATTTAGCAGATCATGGTGGTTGTGGTTATTATAGATGTATTGCTCCTAATTTGTTGTTAAATTTGAACAGCAAAGCAGTCATAACCGAATCTACTGCTATGATATTAGATCCTAATTTTTATCAAACAGTTGAAGCGGTTAAATTTCAAAGGCAAGCAACACCTTATCAGAAGGATTTTGTTAAATTCTTACATCAATTAAAAGCTAAACGGCCACTGAAGCTTATATATGAAGTAGATGATGTAGTCTTTGCTGAGGATATTCCATTATATAATAAAAACAGAGAAGCGTTTACGGATCCCGTTATACAAAGCTCTATTAGAGAAATTTTATCAGTTATGGATGAAATCACAGTAACCTCTGAATATTTTAGAGATTATATGATCAGCCAATCTGGAAACAAAAATGTGACAGCTATTCCAAATTATTTGATGAAGTGGTGGTTTGATCGATACTATAATCTTGGGGATTTGGGTAAAAAATTTGAAAAAAACAAAAAGAAACCAGTAATTGCTATTTTTGCTTCGGGAACTCACGTTGATATAGCTAACCGAAATAATCAGCAAGATGACTTTTCTTCGGTTACATCACATATAATTAAAACGAAAACTGAATTCGAGTGGCATTTTTATGGGTCTTTTCCTCAAGCACTCAAACCGTACATAGACAGAAAAGAAATGAAGTTTTTTCCATGGGTTCAGCTTACCAACTTTCCTGAAACGATGGCTAAGTCTGGTGCTCAATTGACATTTGCGTGTCTACAAGACAATACTTTCAATCGATGCAAATCAAATATTAAATTAATTGAGTCTGGCGCACTAGGTATTCCTTGTGTTTGTCCAGATATGGTTACATATAAGGATGCGTTTTTAAAATATGCGACAGGAAATGAATTTATTGATTGCATTAAATCAGCACTTAAAAATCAAACGACGTATTTAGATTTTTGTAAAAAATCTAGACAATATGCTGAGCAATTTTGGTTAGATGACGATAAAAATCTAATGAAATTTTACGAGAGTTATTTTACTCCGTTTGGTTCCGCTGAACGAAAATACATTTGTTGATCTTTCTGTTCTATTGTTGTACTGTTTAATTGCATGTATAGATCAGCAACGTACAATCCTTTTAGTGAATCAGTATTTCTTCGCACTTGGTCCCAAGATGGAACTCGAATTGATTCGGAAATTCCTTTTCGACCATACATTTATGTAGAAAAAGAAGGATCTAAAGATGCACTTTCCATCTTTAAAACATCTCTTGTTAAAAAAGTATTTAAAAATAGTATTGAACGGAGAAAGTTTGTAACTAATTCGTCCATCAATCGAATTTTTCATAACTTAGGTCCAGAGCAACAGTTTTTGATCGAGATGTATAAAGACGTAAATAATGATCCGGACTTTTCAAAATTTCCACTTAAGGTTTTTTTGCTGGACATTGAAGTTGACACAACCCTAGATTCAGCGTTTCCTGTTCCTGAAAAGGCTGCTGTTCCAATAAATCTAATTACGGTGTATGATACTCTTACTAAGTCGACTCATACTTGGGGTTTAGAAAAACATTATAGTCCATCATCTTCAAATTGCATTTATCACAGATGTAAAGATGAACGTGATTTGATTTTACAGTTTGTTGATTTTTGGAAATGTGATTATCCAGACATTGCTTCTGGTTGGAATAGTAGTGGATTTGATTTTCCGTATATTATCAACAGATTTATAAAGCTCTTTGGAGAAGAATTTGTGAATCAACTCTCTCCTGTTGGTGTTGTGAGAGGAAGGAAGGTTTTTACAGACATGGGAAAGGAAGTTACTGTGTGGTCAATGAGCGGAATTTCATTAATTGATTACATGGATTTGTATAAGACCTTTTCTCCTGGTGAGAAAGAGTCATTTAGTCTGAATTATATTTCTGAACTTGAATTAGGGGAAGGCAAAATTGCTCATAATGCAGTTAGTTTAGGAGAACTTGCTCAAACAGACTGGAAGTTGTTTGTGGACTACAATATTCAAGACGTTCACTTGTTGGTTAAATTAGAAGAAAAGTTAAAATTTTTGGAAATTGCTCGAGTACTTTCATACAAAGGCTGTACTAACTTTGAGGCAGCGCTCGGAAAGGTTTCTATTGTTACAGGAGCAGTCTCTATTCAAGCATCTAAACAAGGATTTATTATCCCCACGTTTCCAAACAAACAAGAAAGGGAATCTTATGAGGGAGGATTTGTACGAGATCCAGAAAAGGGAATACAAAAGGCTATCGTTAGTTTTGACGTAAATTCTTTGTATCCCAATACCATCATTACGCTAAACATTTCTCCTGAAACTAAAATAGGCAAGATTGTAGAAGGAGAATTCGGTGTCACCCCAGAAGTCACGTTACGTTTAATAAACAATAAGACTCACAAACTAACAACGGAAAAGTTAAAGAAATTTTTAACTAGCGAAAAGGTATCCATTTCGTCTGCTGGAGTATTATATTCACAAAAAGAAAAGGGAGTAATTCCAAATCTTATTGATCAAATATACAAAGAACGTGTTGACACCAAAACACAACTCTCAAAGCTTAAAAAAACAGGAAAAAAGGATAGAGACTCCATGTTAAAGCTTACGTATTATGATACACTACAATACACTCTTAAGATTTTGCTCAATTCAATTTACGGAACGTTTGCTAATAAACATTCTTCGTTAATGGACATTGACAATGCTACGTCAATTACTACAACTGGTCAAAACGTAGCACGAGCTGGCGGTAATATACTTGATGATTTTGTTAGAAACAATTTTGGCATTTCAGAAACAATTACAAAATACGGCGATACGGATTCAGTTTACATTTCACTAAACTCTGTATTACAAAAATTAAAAATTCCATTGGTAATAGACGGCAAAATTAATGATGAAGTTCACTCTATAGTTAATAAGCTTGATGAGTATGTTAATGTCGAAATATTAAATTGGGCTAGAAAGGAATTATTTTCTGTAGATCCAAGATACGTATTTAAAAGAGAAGTTATTTCAGATGTTGGTATTTTCCTACAAAAGAAGCGATACATTCTTCATGTATTAGATGATGAGGGCGTATCAGTCGATAAGTTTAAATATACCGGAATCGAGTTAGTTAGATCAACTACGCCTAAAAAAGTTAAGAAGTTTTTAGAAAACATAATTAAAGCTGCTCTTCTTACTGAAAATATTAAGCAAACTAATGACATCTACAGAAATAGTTACGAAGAATTTTGCAAACTCGATCCAAACGACATTGCCTCGAGGACCTCTATTAACAACTTAGAAAAATATGCCAAAGAGTCTTCTTTGTACAAATACAAGAAAGGTACTCCTTCACACGTAAAAGGTGCAATTGCTTATAACATTTTAATAAAAGAGTTAAAAATAGACGATAAATTTGAAGCGATCCAATCGTCTCAGAAGGTTAAGAAGTTATATTGTGCAAAGAATAAATACGGATTAGATGCTATTTCGTATGTTTCCGTGTTACCTTCTGAGTTTAATATAAAAATTGACTGGGATAAGATGTTTTCAAAATTAGTTACTCAGCCAACAGAAAGACTGTATGAAGCTATTGGATGGCATCTTCCAGTAATAGGAAAAGATACACAAACAGATTTATTTGAGTTATTTGGAGATAATTAACTCCTATGGCTGAGCAGCTCTTTAATCATATAAGCTACAAAGAAATGTATCTTACGTTAAAGTCTATCACAGAAGAGGATGTTTATTTGAATGATTGTTTTTATGCTGGTAATGTAGAAGAGTTTGTGTATCTACTGGAAATGTATGATTTAATTTGGATTACTTCGGACGGAAGATTGTTAATAACACAAAAGGGTGGAAAAGTTTTCGATCATTTAATTAAAGCTGTTGCCTTATCAAAAAAATGTGAGAAACTTACCATCTAAATATGAGCAATACACAAACTCCAATTATCTTCTTAGACAATATCGGAAGAACTATTTTAGGCGTCTCTAAAAAAGACACGTCAGATGAATTAATCGTAGAAAATCCAGCATTAATTCTCATTCAACCCAACGCACAAAGCAATCAACTACAACTTCAAATTATTCCTCTTTTCTTTAAGGAGTTTCAAGCTGACAGGCAATCTCCTACGGTTTGGCACTTTAAGAAAAATAATATCACTACAACTAGCGGATTAAATTTGTCTCCTCAACTTGTAGCTCAATACAGTCAACTCTTTGCTGTACAGGAGGCTCCTCCAGTAGAGTCTCCATCTGTAGTAAAACTATTTGATGACGAATAAATTTAATTAAAGATAAGAAACCAGAAAAAGGAGAGGATTTTGTTCCTCTCCTTTTTTGTTTGTTGATAATAACTAAAGTTGGTTGAAACTACATAAGACATGAATAATTTAAAAAATATTTTTGGTGATGTAGACAAGATGAATCCAGACGGTGGTCTTCTTGATGACAATTGCATTTCAACTCCATCTGACTGGATTGATACTGGATCAAAGGCTTTGAATGCTATTATCTCCGGATCCTTATATAAAGGAATTCCAGTAGGACGCATTACAGGATTTTCTGGTCCATCTGGAGCAGGTAAAACGCTTATTATCAACAAAATATTGGCTAATGCTCAGAAAAAGGGATACATTGCTGTAATCTGGGATTCAGAAGTTGCAGTGGATAAAGATAGTGCTAGAAATGTTGGCATGGACTTAAAAAAGACCAAATATTATCCTGTTGAAACAATTGAGGATTGCAGAAATCAAATTAGCACTTTCCTTGATGCAGTTATTGCTGCTAATGATCCAAAATTAAAATTCATTATA